CTCCAATTTGAACTGTATCTGCTTGAAGTGTTACATCGCCTGTACCATTAGGAGCAATATCAATATTTGCGTTTGATGTTGAAACTATATCGTTTCCATTTACATCTAAATTACCACCTAATTGTGGAGATGTATCTCCAACAACGTCTGAAGCTGAGTCTGAAACATCAACAGAATTTGAAGATGTGTTAAAAGTTGCAAATGTAATATCGTCTGAACCATCAAAGAATTTGAGTACGAGTAAATTTGAACCTGAGTTTGTTGTATCAAGCCAAAAAGTTCCTGTAGTCGCTGATGATGGTCTTGATGTACCAGAGTTAGAAGAATTTATTGCTCCTAAAACTGTGTTTAAATCTGTCCTAAAATCAGGAAAAGATTGGTTTGCTATTGTAAAATCTGATGCCTGTGCCATATCGTTTTATACTCCTTTTAAAATCCTTTTGCAATAAAATCAAAAGTTCTTGAGATATTGCTTCCACTTGAATTTTTAAACAATACATCAAAACCATTAACAGTTTTGTTAGAAACTGTAAAGAAATCTCCTGTTGCCATGTTCTCTCCTGTTATACCAACAGCATATCCTGTTGTTTTAAATGGTGTTGTAAATGTTACAGTTTTAGTAGATGTGCCTGAAGCAATATCGTTCCCACTAAATATTCTATCTTGCATATCAACAGTTACAGTTACAGCAGATACAACAGCAGTTGAAGCTAAATCGCTTGATGTTAATACAAGTCTAAATTTATAATATCTAGCTGTGTAGTTTCCTATAACAAATGTTTGAAAAGATGTAAATGTAGAATTATCATCTGATGTTGCAATTTCTAAATGAGCATCACAGTTAGCTGGTGTATCTCCATCAAAATTTGATTTTCCACTATCAAAGTTTCCTGATCTATTATCAAATAAATCGTCAGGATTTCTTGCAGATTGTGTAATAGACGCTGTAATTCTTGCAGTATGTTTTGCACCTATATCTATTACATTTTCAAACTCATAATTACCTGTTGCTAAGAAGTCTGCATTAGCTACACCAGAGTCAAAAAATCTTGTTGTGTTAGCATCAAATAATCCTGAAGCACCATCAAATAATTCACTTGAATTAAGTATAATAGAATCGTCAGATAACGATACATTATTTTTTGTACCAGCAAATGTAGGATGTTCATTTACTGTTGTTATAGCATTAAAATTTTCTACACTTGCTACATTTGATATTACTGCTGTTGCGTTTGAACTAAAATTACCTAATTTATCTACTGCTTTAATAAGATAAGTACCAACCCTTGCTGGAACAGTAATAGATGTTGCTGGTCTTGATACTTTAGTTACAAGATTTACTGAGTTCAACCATTCGGCTGTACCATCAGTTTTATCAGAAAATCTTATTTGATAAAAAGCTAAGTCTAAATCAGGAACAGCATCATAACTTAAATGTGCATCTTGTCCTGAAACATTACAAGTAAAGTTTTCAACATCTGATGGTGGAGCAATAGCACCTACTATTGTTCTTTGTGCAGTAACAAATGATGAACTAACTTGTTGTGTATTAACTGCTTTAACCCTTACGTCATAAATTTTTTGGTCAATAACATTAAGTATTCTATGTGTTAATGATGAACCTCTTGAACCAATAATAAAATCTGAATCTGTACTTAATTTATATTCTACTTGGTAAAAATCAACAAAGCTATCAGGAGAAGCACCTATTGTAATATCTAAAGCAACAATAACTGTACCATCATTATATTGAATAAGTGTATCATCTAAAGTAACACTTGCTGGTGGTTGCACTACAAATGGATTTGGAAGTGTAGTTGATGGTGTACCAGAAGCTTGTGTTTTTGATGCCCAAGTATAATGTGATGCTTGATATTCTACTAAATTAAGATTGATAGTATAATCTTCATTAAATGTCATTGATAAAACTCTAAAAGCTTTACTTGAAAATCCTAAGCTTGATAAAGTAATATTTACAATATCTCCAATGTGTAATTCATAAGCTTTAAATCCACAATTTAATGTAAGTCCTAACGCTTCTCTACTTCTTCTTAAAATTATTTCAGCCATTTCTTGTGCTTGGTAAGTTGATGTAATAGTTCTAAAATCAAATCTACCCTCTAACAAAAATCCACCATCTGCTGTTTTCATTGTTGCGTGTTGATCTGCACTTGCTAATCCTGAGTCATCTATTGGTGGGAACTGAATTTCATCTACTTGAAATCCTCGATCAGGGTTAATATAAGATGCTATTACTCTATTGTATTTAGAATTTTTAGTAGGAGAAGCTAAAGCATAACCACCTATAATATCATCTTCTGTAAGTGATACTGTAGCTGACCCTGTTGTTTCTATAACTAATTTGTATTTGCCTTGAACATAAGGAAGATAACCTCTCATGCCTTTTACAATTTCTCTTACATTATCTAATACTTTTTTTGATGTATCTATTACAGCATTTGTATCAAATATATTAATATCACTTGCACCTGAATATGGTGTTACTTGAGTTACGCAAATTTGAGAAGCATCATAAAAACTTTGTAAATCTAAATTTGATGTCGCTATTCCTTTCCCATATCTTTCATTTCTTAAATAATCTAATAAACAAAATGCTGGATTAGTAGAAAAAGATGCAGTTTGTTCAGATAAGTTAGAAGCTAATGTAACAACTTTTTTACCTTTTACTTTAGCTTGAACTTGTGGAATACCACCAAAAACATCTTGATTCCATTTAAACCTTAAAGCTAAGTAACAAATACCTTTTAATCTGTGATTACTACCCCAAGATGATAGAGGAGTTAAAACACTTGATGCTACTTGATCATCTTGTCCTAAAAAAGCTTGTATTTGAATATGACTTGTAGAATCTTTGTAAAAAACACTATCACTACTTGCTACTTCTCTTACTGTTCCATGAGTTAATGCACCATCAAATGTAACTACTTTGTCATCAACTTTAATCTGTTCTATTGAATTTACTTCTCCCTCTGAAAGTACAAGAGCAACATATAAATAAGTGTTATCTGTTCCTGAAGTTTCTATAAATACTCTAGTTCCACCAACAAGTCTTTCTCCATATATTACAGGAATACAAGCGTTGTTAGATTGTTTGTTTAGTAATATACCTCTCTCAGTTTCTTCAAAATCATTTGTACCAAAGTCAGGTACATCAGGTTTCATTGACCTTGTAAATAACCAGCCAATAGCAAACACAGCCAATGCAACATAAGGGTTAAAATTACCTGAGAATACATTTATAACTGTACCAGCTACTTTTTTGCCTTTATCTACAATTTTTTCTACTACTGAACCCATAACCAACTGTCCTTTGTAGTTTGTTTCATAATTTTTCTAACTTTATTGTTATTATCTAATCTTACCCAATGTATCTTTTTATTTAATCCTAAAACTTTTGCACTATGGTTTTTTAACCAACTCATTATTTGTTTGACATTCTTTGTAGCAATAAAATCAATATGCAACATAATATGTCCACAATTCCAATTATCTATTCTGCCTGTATTTAAAAAGTTATTTTCTGTTTGTTGATTAACAAATGCCCAATTAGTAAATCCATAAACGCCTTTATCTTTAAATATTTTATATTGGTTTAGATTTATTGATGGTAAAATATGATAATACAATTCAGAATATGTGTTTTTTTTGTATTTGTTAAAATTATGATACAAGCTAATAACATTATCAAAAGTTGTCATTTTCTACCCCACTTAATATCTAACACAGTTTCACTTGAATAATCCATACCAACATCTGTACTAAAAAATCTTTGTTGAGAGGCATTGTTTGTTTTTCTGCCTGATTTTTTGTCAAAGTCTGCCCAATGAGATACAATAATTAATTTTACATTTGATTGAGTTTCTGTTTCAGCTATTTCAAAAGTATCAATATTTCCTGAATATAATAATATTGGGTCAGCGATTATAGAGTTGCTTGAATTTAATAATCCTCTATATATTTCAACAGTATCATTAACAACATTCTCATTTAAAACTGTTGATATAAATGTTTGATCTGCACCTGATAAAGATAAGCTTAATGATGTTTTTGTAATATCTACTTGTTCTTCAAATGATGACCCACCTACTAAAAATGGAGAAGCTGTGTAAGTTCTACTTGTACCTGATATTGAAGAAGTTAAATCAAAACCACAATCGGTAATATAAACAGGTGTTGAAAATCCTATTTCAATTAAATGAACAGGTCTAATCTCCCCTGTTAATAACTCGTTTTTTAGTGCTGTCGTTAATGTTCGTGCCATGTTCCTCGTAATATGTTCTAGTTATGCTTTCTGTACCTTTTATCATGGTAAAATTAAATTTACTATCAGGTTTTTTATAGTCTTTTAAATCGTTTAAATTAGTATCTATTTCATCTTCATTAACAATTACAGTAGCTTCAAAGTCAGCACTTATTAAGTGGGTAATTTTATATTGTTTCATTAAAGAGTTTCTTCAACATCTAACTCAAACTGATATAATAAATTACCATCTTTATCTGCACCTACTACACCAAAATCTTGAACATCATTTGTAAGATGAACAGTAAAAGGTACACTATCATAAGTAACTGCTTCATTATTTGCTAGTGCTGAAATTAAAGGTGGCTCTATTGTAACTGTGGCTTCGTTTGACCCATCTGCTGTTACGTCTGCAACAACCATATAAATTTTTGTGTGTCCATTAAATTTTATAAAATCTCCAGCTTTTAAATTACCTGTCATAGCATCTACATCTATTGTAGTATCTCCAATTGTGTGTACTCCATTGACTAAAACAGTTCCACTTATTGTACCTCTAGCATTTTGTATTTCAGGTGGGATGATTGTAAAATTTTCTTTGCTTGATCTTTGTTTCATAATAAATGCCATCAAGTCTCCATAAACATCTGATCTTTTGGCTGTAATAATACGAGCAGTAAAATTAAATCTTTGATTATCTACTTGTCTTGATAATTTTTTACCTGATATAGATTTTGAAATAATAGTGTTTTGTGTTGATCTAATACCTAAAGTTTCAAATTTTGCTGTTGATATTGGAAATGCACCACTCATTATACTAACTCACTTCTTCCTTTTTCTGCTAAAGCATTATTTATTATTCCTGTTATCGTACCTCTGTTCTCTTGTAAAGCATCACTAAACCCTCTTGAATCTATTGTATT